AGTCAGTAAAGGGAAACGACGTGGAACAAGTTCTAGTGCATCAAGGTTCATATCGGAATTTCACAGTCAATAATCAAGCATTCGACTTGGTAAAGGATTACAAAGAAGGCAAGCGGGGCGGTTTTGTTACTGTTCGCAGTAATGGTCGATTTGGACCAGAACATGATGTTGTGAGAATCCGTGTCAATGGTCCCGATGATATTGAAAAGGGCGAGTTTGATATTCAAGCCGAATCAACAGACACTGCTAACGTCGCCCATGAAAGTGACGAGTATGTCATGGAAAGAATTCGCCAACGGTTTGATATTCTGGATAACATGACACGTGCCACAATTAATGGTGATGTTCGTGCAATGATTGTTTCCGGACCTCCCGGCGTTGGTAAAAGTTATGGAATTGAAAAGCAACTAGAGATGGCAGGTTTGTTTGACACAATCAGTGCCAAAGAACAAAAGTATGAATTCGTCAAGGGTGCAATGACGCCCATCGGATTGTACTGCAAGTTGTTTGAGCGTCGTGAATCTAACAATGTCGTTGTGTTTGATGATTGTGATAGTGTGCTGTTAGATGATCTTGCTCTTAACATCCTTAAGGCTGCTCTTGATTCTGGCAAGACTCGGCGTATTCATTGGAATGCTGATAGTTACAAACTACGCTCTGAAGATGTTCCTAATACTTTTGAGTTTCGTGGTAGTGTTATTTTTGTGACTAACTTAAAGTTTGAGAATATCCGTAGCAAGAAACTCGCGGACCACCTTGAAGCATTACAGAGTCGCTGCCACTATCTGGATCTTACATTGGACACTATGCGAGATAAAATTCTTCGCATTCGTCAAATTTTTCGTGAGGGTGATCTGTTTAAGGACTATAATCTCTCTCAAGAGCGTGCTGAAGAAATCATTGATTTTATGCAAGATAACAAAAGTCGTCTTCGTGAAGTAAGTCTTCGTATGGCTTTGAAGATTGCTGACCTCACAAAAATCTCAGATGATTGGCAAATGCTTGCAAGAAATACTTGTATGGTTAAATAATCTGTGCATAGGCCAGATGGAGGGAAATGTTGTTAAATTTAAAATTTAAAGATAATTCAAGTGTAAAAATAATATTAGATGACAATGGTCCTTTAAAAAAATTTATACTAAAGACTATCAAGCATCTGCAGAATTTAGATATAAAGTTTAGTGATTGGGATAACCCATATTACATTGAAGATCCAGAAAAACTGCTTTTAAAATATGCTGCAGATCTGAACATTGATGTAAGCGACAGTAATATAAAAGGCAATCAGTCAGTATTAAATTATCTGCATAAGATTTATGAAAAAAATTATAATGGAGATTCTATTTGGTTAAATTTTCATGAGCAAATTCATCGCTGCGAAAAGAAGTACAGAGATCTCAACACAGTAAATTTAGAATGGCGTGAAAAGGCTGGATTGCTCAATTCAACAATCTCAAAGTCTTTGATTGATAGCCATGGAATAACGAAAATTGAGCGTGGTGATGTTTGCATGGGATGGTCAGAGTTAGGAAAACTTCCGTATGATTATTGGCTGGATAATGAGCCTAATAACTTTTCTCGACTGTGTGAACTTGTTAAACCATGGATAACATTACGCCCAAAATTTAAAATTTATTGTGAAGAATATGATACTTTATTGGATAAAATGCATCATAAATCTGTTTTTAATCAGTGGTGGGCAAACTTTGAAAAAGACTGGTGTGAATATTGGGATTTGCCCGAGTATAGTTTTGAAACTCAATTTAAAGTAATAAAAGTTGGAACAGTTGCTGATATGAATTGTTTAGATGATAAATTAAAACAATTTAACACACCCACTCGGTTAGTTCTCTCCCAGTGAAATAATATATGAAAGAAGCAACAATAATTGTTAAAGATGAGGTCAATGTTAAAATTGAGGGATTAGACCTTGACACTCGTCGCCGCTTAACAGCCAAATTTAAATACGAAATACCCGGTGCTCGTTACATGCCAGCAGTGCGGCTAGGAAGGTGGGATGGAAAAGTAGCATTTTTTCAACTTGGTGGCTCATCTTTTGTTAATTTGCTACCAGAGATTATTCCAATTTTGGTAGAAGAAAATTATGATATTGGCGTTAAAGACCTTCGCACATATCAAACTGATTATGAATTAGATACAGTAGATACTCATTCCTTTTCGGACAAAAAATGGCCAAAAACTCACCCTGCTGCTGGCGACCCTGTGGTATTACGGGACTATCAAGTAAAAATAATTAATAAGTTTTTAGAAAACCCTCAATCAATTCAAGAAGTTGCAACTGGCAGTGGCAAAACAATAATGACCGCAGCACTAAGTCAACGTGTAGAATCATTTGGTCGCAGCATAGTTATTGTTCCAAATAAAAGTTTGGTGACTCAGACTGAAAAAGATTACATTAACATGGGACTTGATGTTGGTGTATTTTATGGTGATAGAAAAGAGTTTGACTATCAGCATACAATCTGCACATGGCAAAGTCTTAATGCATTATTCAAGAATACTAAAAACCAAACTGCGGAGATTTCTATTGGGGAATTTTTAGAGGGCGTGATATGCGTCATTGTTGATGAGGTACATAGTGCAAAAGCTGACGCACTAAAGACCCTACTGACCGGTGCAATGGGTCATATTCCAATTCGGTGGGGACTGACAGGAACGGTGCCAAAAGAAGATTATGCATATCAAGCATTACATGTTAGTCTTGGAACTGTTGAATCAAAATTATCTGCATCTGAATTGCAGGAACGTGGTGTCCTTGCTAACTGTCATGTCAATATTGTGCAGATGCTTGATCACGTTGAATATAAAGATTATCAAAGCGAATTAAAATATCTCCTAGAAGAACCGGGACGGTTGGATATGATGTCTAGACTAATCCAAAGTGCCAGTGAATCCGGTAATGTGTTGGTATTGGTGGATAGAGTATCAGCAGGAAAAGAATTAGCGGCTAGACTTGATAATTCGGTGTTTATTTCCGGCAGTACAAAAGCCACAGATAGACAAGACCACTACGACCAAGTAGCAGACTCTGAAGGAAAGATTATTATTGCAACATACGGTGTTGCAGCGGTAGGAATCAACTTACCTAGAATCTTTAATCTAATGCTTATTGAGCCCGGAAAAAGTTTTGTTCGGGTAATCCAATCAATCGGGCGTGGGATTCGCAAAGCCGAGGATAAAGACCACGTTCAGATTTGGGACATAACATCAACATGTAAATTTGCCAAACGCCACCTTACTAAGCGGAAGGCATTTTACAGAGAAGCAGAATATCCTTTCTCAATTGAGAAACTAGATTGGCAAAAATAAAAGAAATTTTATGAGTATAAAAAAAGAAAACCAGAATGTTTTAGTTTTGGGCGATTGTGCTAGCAATGGAAACAACGCGTTAGGGCACTTGGTTTATGATAATCCACATGCAGTTCTAACGTTTAGTTTGCAGTATCATAAAAAATTTGATGATATTGTTAGATGGTTTTTGCGTGAAAGAAAAAATGGGAAGTTTCTTGATAAAAAAATATCAATAAAAAATTTAAATCATGTTGCGTTGAAGACTCTTAGAGAAGAGGAAAAAAACATTAGTTGGCCAAACTTATTAAATTTTAACGTCACCAACAGATCTATTAACGGCAATCACTTTTGTAATTACATTTTGCAACTAGAAAAATATTGCGAAACTATTAAAAATCCGGACTTGGTTTTAATTACGGATTATACACCATCACACATGGTTGTATACTTTACTGAAGATAATAAAAAATACAAATTTTTATGTGAACCACATGCAGAAAATGAAGAATATGATTATCATAAACACCGATATCCACGATCTATTCATCAAAAAAAATTAACCTTTATAAAAAAACAGAATTCATACAGTTTACAATATCAAAATAATAAAACTCGACGATATCTTTCTATTTTAGAAAATAAACTTCATCTTAAGAACATACCTTATCTTTTTGTTCTTTTAAGAGAAGAAAACAGACACTTTTTTTCGCCTAATAAAGTAATAGATTTAACTGATATAAAATCTCAATGGGACAACGGCAGTGGGGGTGAATATGAATCTGGAGAAATTTCTGAACTTAAATATAATTTGCAATCTTCATGTGCAAAAAAAGTTGAAGAAAGAATACAACAGATGATTAATAATATTAATTAAAGTTTAGTATATTTAAACTTGACAAAACAACTATAGGTAGTATAATAACAGAATATGAAAATATTAACGCTTGAAGACGGTGCTTACGATCTTGACACAATCCCAGAAGAAATTGACGACATACGATTTGCTATATTAGATAACTCTGACCCTGCTAATCCAGATTATTTCTTTATTCCTTTAATCTTTTTAGAGAGTTTTAATGCCCCAGCATTAGTGTTGCGAGTGGGCGATCAAATTATTAAGATGCCTATGGACTGGCATATTCTAATTGGTGAAGAAGAATTGGGAGATCTTGAGATGCTTCCAATGACATCAATTAATGACCGAGGATTTTATACATTTGAATTTAACCCACTTGAGAGTTTTAGTGCAAACTTTCTTGATGTAGAAATTGTTGATGTATATCATGAAGTCACTTGGTATGCACCAAAACTAAAGAACGGACAGATCTTGTGTGTTCCTGTTGAGTCAGGCGACAAGCCCCGTTGCATCTATTTTGCCAAGGACATTAGCCGTAATTGTGAGGTAGTAGATTACCGCAATGCGTGGTGATTCTAGTAAGTTGACAATTCAAAATGAAATGCGTATGTTCGATTCAAAGAAAAGAGCATTTTATGATGATCTTAATGACGAAGAAAAAAAGAAATTTTCTTCTTATCTAATGATCCGGTGGGGCAGTTCAGTGTCTGGTAGCCCAGAGTTGCAAGAATATTATCTACATGCCACCAACCAACGCTTAAATAAACATTTTTTTGAATTGCATAAGCACCCGAAATTGCAGTGGCTTTGTGCTACTACAGTTAGTCCCGGTATGGGAAATCATTTTCATCGGTGGATTGGGCATAAGAAAAAAGATCCTAATGAAGGTAAAAAACTCAAAGAACTAAAGACTATGTACCCAAATGCAAAACTTCGTGATTTAGAAGTGCTATCGAATATCGTTGATAAAAAAGAAATCACACAATACAAGAAGTCACTTGGGGAATAATGTCTGAGAACACCTGTAAGTATTGCGGTAAAAGTTTTGTTAAAGAATCTACACTTTTGGTTCATATGTGTGAACTCAAGCGTAGATACCAAGACCGTAATCATCAAGGTGTTCAGATGGGACTGAATGCGTATTTGCGTTTCTATGAAAAAACACAAGGTTCAGCCAAATTAAAGACATTTGATGACTTTGTAAAGAGCCAATATTATCGTGCATTTGTAAAGTTTGGTTATTATATCATGCGAATCCGAGCAGTTAATCCTGCACGATTCATTGATTGGGTACTTGACAATAACAAGAAGATAGATCACTGGTGTAAAGATAAAATATACACAGAATACTTGTTCAATTATCTTCGCAATGAGGCACCACAGGATGCATTAGAGCGTGCTATCGAATACAGCATAGAATGGGGTGAAGAAACCGAGTGCCCTCCTCATGATATGTTAAGATATGGCAACCCTAATAAAATGTGTTATGCTGTGACTACAGGAAGAATAAGTCCATGGGTGTTATATAATTGTGAGAGTGGGCAAGAGTTTCTGGCTAGCATAAATCCAGAACAAGTTTCAATTGTCTGGTCATGGATTGAACCAGAGTATTGGCAGCCAAAGTTTTCTAAGTACCCATCAGATCAAATGTATGTGCAAGAAATTTTAAAACAGGCAGGATGGTAAATGACAGCAGATGTTGATTTAGATTTCGCAGACAGAACTCAAATACTTGATATTATTAATCATGTTGCAGCAAGAGGGCGACACGGCACAGAAAATCAGGTCGCTAAGCACAATTCTGGGGTTTATGTCACTGATATTCCATATGATCCAATAAATGAATGTGCTGCTATTGATTACAAAACTGCTGAGGAGCGAGGTTATTTTAAGATAGATTTTCTTAATGTGTCAATTTATCAAGGTGTTCGCGATAGAGAACACCTACAGCAATTAATGACAAAGGAGCCAAAATGGGATCTACTAGAACAAGACGAGTTTGTGGATCAACTCTTTCATTTGAATGGACATGGAGAACTACTGAGAAAGGCCCGTCCTAATTCTGTAGTACGCTTAGCTGCCGTCCTCAGCATGATAAGACCATCAAAAAGGCACCTGCAAAATGAGGACTGGCCGACTATTATGGAGGAAATATGGAAGAAGCCCAAAGACGGTAGTTATTATTATAAAAAAAGCCATTCCATAAGTTATGCAATGGCTGTGATTATACACATGAATCTATTATGTGAGCAAATGATGCAAGAATAGCGTGTGCTTTTTTAAACTATTAGATAAATAATAGTATGATAAAGTATCCACGTAAATGTCCAAAGTGTGATTACGTAGCAAACAATCCTCAGATGTTCTCATATCATAAAAGAACACATGAGCCTATACCAGAAGACGCAAAATGTCATTTTGGTTGTGGTAATAAAGCAATTCATCGAAATACTGGGGATAAACTTACCTGCAAAAAAAAGTGGGCTGATTGTCCAGAATATTTAAAAAAATTATCAGAGCGTATAGCAAAAAGCTGGGAAGGTAATATAGAACGCAAAAAGATAACTAAAAAAATATTTGAAGAGCAAGTTGTTTATAATAGGCAAGCCCGAGAAAAAAGTATTAAATCTATAAAAGAAAAAGCAATACTTTTGCCAAAAGATGCAAAAAATTATAGATCTTATGCTCGTAAATGTAGGAAAATTGCACAGCAATGGGCAAAAGAAAACAATTACGACACAGGACGTCAAACATATCATGTAGATCATAAACTGTCATTATTAGACTGCTATTATGCAGGACTTAGTGTAAATGTAGCAAGTCATCCTGCAAATCTACAAATAATGCCTGCAAGTGAGAATGCTAGTAAAGGAAGAAAAAGTATTATAACAGTTGAGCAACTTCTCGAAGCACTACATATGAAGTTAGTCTATTTTTCTAACGAGAGTGATTGAGCGACGCTTTCCTTTTTTAGCAGCAATTTCAGAAAGACAACATTCTGGTCCGTGTAGAAGTTCAAGGTCTTTGTTATTAAAAGTTTTAAGATAAGGTCTAAACTTGTCCCACTCTCCTTTAAGAAAAATGTTAATTGGAATCATTCGGTTTGATTCCCACCACCATGTGCTTCCTAAATCCAGAAATTCAATTTTCAAATCAAAATCAACAATATCACCAAAGTCATAAATGGTTGTAATTGTGGAATCCCGGTTTTGAATTATGCCAAGGTACTCTTGTCCAGCATAGCGGCAAACTGATATAAACGGATACTTATCCGCTAGTTTTTGAAATAGTTCAATACTCATAAATACTTTAGGTGAATCAATAATGTACTCGACTCAGGCATATTTATACCAACAAAAAA